TCTAGTACCCCTTGAAATCTAAGATTTAGTACCTATATAGCAGCTCATAAGCTCTCTGAGAACCAAATCGTATCTTCCCAATGTTTTGTAGTTATAGAGAAAGACGGGTTTGTAGTTCTTAGAAGTTTATTACCCCCAGACTCCCAGAAATGAGTAAAGCGCAATGCCGGGTCCAGTTCCCAGTCTCAAGTATAGTGAGCCAGTAGCCAAGTATATACGACAGGCAGTTAGAGATGGTGTCCAGATCAAGGACATACTAGCTACTGTCAATAAACGCTACCAAAATGCTCCCCGTAACAATGCCAATCTCTACAGGCTCTACGGTGGAGACATCGCAGAGGCTCGGGCTGAGATCACTCAGCGCGTTGGTAATGTTGTAATTGAGCAAGCCCTCAATGGACACTATCCTTCTCAGGAACTCTTCCTAAGGTCTAAAGGGGGCTGGAGCCCGAAGGAAACTCAGCAGCTTGAGGACGTATCAGGAGATCCTGATGAAAACTCAAGTGCCGTTAACTCTCTGATGATACTGTTAGGTCATGCCTCGGACATACAAGAAGAAGACGGCGATTGAAATACCTGAGGTCACTGCAGAGGACCTCAGGAAGCTTAGTCCCGAAAAGCTACACAAGATCTTAACTGAACTAGGGCCAACTCAGGCAGAAGAGCTGAAGTATAACTGGCCCTTTTGGGCTCGTAGGGACCAACTTGAACCTGAGGGCCAGTGGGACTACTGGATATTCAATGCTGGTAGGGGAGCTGGTAAGACCCGCTCAGGAGCTGAGTGGGTAAGGCATAAGGTAAAACAAGGTTTCCGCAGGATAGCCTGTGTAGCCCCCACTAAAGGTGACATCCGTAGGGTTATGGTCGAAGGAGAATCAGGTCTCCTTAATGTTTGTTGGGACAAAGATGTAACCTACAGGGGAGCTAAGATGGGCTACCCCGTTTGGAGTCCCACTAACAATACCCTCAGTTGGGAGAATGGGTCTAAGGCAGAGTTCTTCTCCGCGGAAGACCCAGAACGCCTAAGGGGACCTCAGTTTCATGCAGCTTGGGCAGATGAGGTTGCAGCTTGGCGTAATCAGCAAGACGTATGGGATATGCTACAGTTTACCCTGCGTCTAGGTAGACACCCTCAGGTTATGGTTACTACCACTCCTAAACCTACCAAGCTAATGAGAGCCCTCCTCAAGAATGAACGTAGTCATATTACTCATGGATCTACTTTTGACAATGAAGCTAACTTAGCTACTCCATTCTTAGAAGGCATAAGAAAAGAATACGAAGGCACTCGCCTAGGGCAACAAGAGCTCTACGCTGAGATGCTTGAGGAAGCCGATGGCGCTCTCTGGACCACTGAAATACTAGATCAGGCAGAAGTAGACCTCAAGGACGTACCAGAATTAAATAGGATTGTAGTTGCACTAGACCCTGCTGTAACTGCCAACTCTGAGTCAGATATGACTGGTATTGTAGTAGCAGGGGTAGATGTGAATGGAATAGGATATGTCCTCGAAGATGCTACGGATCGACTTAGCCCTTCTCAATGGGCAGCGAAGGCTGTCTCGCTGTACAACCACTATCGTGCAGACCGTATTGTTGCCGAAAGGAATCAAGGCGGTGAAATGGTTCGTAGGACACTTGAAGCAGAAGATGAAACAGTTCCTATTCGCCTTGTACATGCTAGTCGAGGGAAAATGGCTAGGGCTGAACCTATATCTGCACTCTATGAAAGAGGCAAAGTCAAGCATGTTAAAGGCCTTGATGAGCTGGAAACGCAAATGAGAACTTGGGAGCCTTTAGGATCTATTGGCTCCCCAGATCGTTTGGATGCTTGTGTATGGGCTTTGACTGACCTGATGCTTAACGGAGTTAATAATCCCACTCTCAGGCTCTCTTACTCCGATGCTAAGGGCCTTGATCAAATATACCTAGGTTAAAAATGAAAAAGCTAAGCGAAGAGTTGGGTAAGTTAGAGTTAGGCCAAGGCGGTTCTAACACTAAAGACGGAACTATCCGTGCTGACGAATTTCTCCCCGACTTAAAAGGCAAACGAGCCATCCGCAAGTTTCGGGAGATGCGAGACAACGATAGTACCATAGGCGCTATCATGTACGCTACCGAACAGGTTCTTAGAGATGTAGACTATTACATAGAACCTGCTAACGATACTCGGAAGGCTAAAAAGGAGGCAGACTTCGTAAGGAGTATTCTAGAGGATATGGAACATTCTCTAGATGACCACATCTCCGAGGCGTTGTCTCATTTGACTTTTGGTTTCTCTATCTTCGAGGTCGTCTACAAGCGTAGACAAGGGCCAAGTTCCCGCAGCGGAAAGAAGTACTCCAAGTTCTCTGACGGACGTATCGGTGTACGCAAACTCGCGTCTCGCGCACAGTGGACGATTGAGCGATTTGATGTGGATAAAACAACAGGAGACATCCTGGGTGTTAGACAAGAACAAAACTATGGGATTAAATCAACTTTTATCCCAGCAAATAAGATCCTTCACTATCGGACGACGAACACGAACAATGACCCATCTGGACGCTCTATCCTACGGAATGCATACACTTCTTACCAGTATCTTAAAAACCTACAAAACATAGAAGCTATAGCTGTAGAGAGAGAACTCCACGGTGTTCCTATCGGTAGAATCTCTGCAGAGTACCTTTCTCCCGATGCAACTTCTGATCAGGTGTCAGTACGTAGCCAAATGGAGAAGATCTTAAGAGACCTTAAGTTCAATGAGCAAGGTTATGCTTTGTTGCCCTCTGATGTATATAGAGATGTAGATGGAAAACCAACCAACCAGAGGATTGTCGATATTGAGCTTATTACAAGTAATGGCTCTCGCAACATTGATATTAATCCTATCATCAGCCGCTATCAGCACGATATTGCTAGGAGCGTTATGGCTGAGTTCTTGATGTTGGGTGCAGGGGCAAATGGCTCTTATGCGTTAAGCAAATCTAAAACTGATCTGTTTCTGCGCTCTATGGAAAGTTATATAAACTCTATCTTTGATGTGTTGAACAAGCAGTTAATTGAACCACTCTGGCATATCAACGGACTTAACTTTGATCTTATGCCAAAGATCTGCGCTGGTGATGTTGCCCCACATGATCTACGTGAACTTGGTAGTTATCTACGTAACTTGAATGGTGCTAACATAGACCTGAGTGATCAGGATGATATTGTGAATGCTCTGTTGGCTAACGCAGAACTTCCACCTAAGAAAGTAGCAGAAAATGGCAACTCTAGCTAATGCTGTATTCGATAGTGGCCTATCGACACTTACAACAAACGGTACACGAATTGATATCTGTTCTACAGAGCCTACTACCTATACAGAGGCCACCTCTACCTATACATTAGGTACAGATACAATTACCATTGGTTCTCCTGCAGATCGTACAGGGGGTGGTCGAGAGGTAACTGTTTCTGCTGTATCAGACGCAAGTGTTACAGGCTCAGGCACCGCTGCATATTATGCTATTACAAATGGTAGCACAACTCTGTATGCAACAGGGGATCTAACAACCTCACAAGTTGTAACTTCGGGAAATACATTTTCTTTAGGGTCGTTCACTATCGGTATTCCTGACCCAGCATAAAAGGGTTAGGTCATGTCCAGTAGGATATTACAGGAGAGTTCTGACCTACTTCTTACTGAAGCTAGTGAACCGATTATCAATGAGAACTTTATTGCCACAGATGGCATAATAACAAGTTCTCCAAGTGTTGCCACAACAAATATAAGTCAAGACCACAATTCAAGTCCTGCTAATATCTCTACAGGCAATTCTGTATTAGCCACTACAGCTATTACACAAGGCCATAGCTTAAACTCTGCCTCTGTAGCTACAAACCCCCCAGACCTTGCTACAACGAGCGTAAGTCAAGATCACAACTTAACTCTTACAGTTATTGTTTCTGGTCAAGTTGTAATTTCTACTGCAGGTCTTACTCAAGGCCATAGCCTTCAAGTAAATAGTATTGTAACTGGCTCTCCTGTTGTACCTTCTGCAACAGCTACAGAAGCAGAAGACTTTAGCGTTACGTCTCTTGTAACAGGTACACCAAGTCTAGGCCAAACAACCTTAACACAGGCCCATAGCCTAACAGCGGGAAATATCATAACTCCTTTCCCTGAGTTGGAAAGCGCAGATGATCCCAACGCTGTTGTAATCCAAGAAACACAGGAAATAGAGCAAATGTTAGGAGGTTGGTCGAGAAGAGCTTACGAAGTCCCTGATGGGAAACTTGTTCAAGCTGAACGTGAGATCCAGCAGACTTATGGAGATAAAGTCTCCATTGATCGTAAGGCTAAGTCTCTTATCAAGTTTGGACGTTCTGCTTCATTAAGTACAAACACCCTTGAAACTGTTTGGACTGTTGGTGGAAACGAAAGTTACGTTACAGACAACACTATTTCTTTTGTGTCCTCTTCTTCTGCTTCTGATACACAACAAATTACCATTGAAGGGCATACTCTAGCTGATAATAAGTTCACTTTTGTTATACAGACAGTAACTTTAAATGGACAGAATGCTGTACCTCTAACAACAGACCTTGCGCGTGTTTCACGTATGTACAATAACAATAGTACAGAGTTAGTAGGAAGAGTTGTGGTCTATGAGAACACCACTATCTCAGGTGGCATTCCTACAGATGTTACAAAAATCCACATTGATATACCCCAAGGCTTTCAACAGTCCCTAAAAGCTGCCACAACCTTTAGCAATACTGATTATTATATAATGACTGGGTTTTCTTGGGCTGTAAGTTTCAAAACCAGCGCAGCAGTTGATTATTATGTCGAAATCAGGGAAGTAGGTAAAGTATTTCTTCCAAAAGGATGTTTTACAGCGTCTTCCAATGGGGGCGGTTCTAACATTATCTTAGACCCTGCAATCATCGTACCAAAGAATGCAGATGTTGGTGTAAGAGTCGAAACTCCAACCAACAATGCCATAGTATTTGGTATCTTTAAAGGTTATATAGCTAAGGTACTTTAATGCCCTATTCTCGTAATTCAGAGCTTCCAAAAGCAGTGAGGCAAACCGTGCCAGAGGAAAAACATACACAGTTTCGTCG